TTGTCTGAACCCATCTTAATGTGGTTTCTTTAGATATTGGTTTATTAGTAAGTATCGCTATAATTTTTATTAATTTTTCTTTATCATCTTCAATTTTACCATAAAGTTTAAAGGCTTCTTTTTTATTGTCAAAACCAGCTTTCTTTTCAGTAAGTTCTTCGTCTGCAGAAGTTATTACAAATTGATATGTTTGTTTTAAATTTCTATCAGCCCAAGTTGGAGCGATATCGTTTTTTAAATATGTAAGAATCTTATATGATATATAATCAATTGGATTATTTAAATTTAAAAGATTGTCATCTTTATATAATGAAACTTGATGGTCATACCAAAAATCTCCATATACTGATAAATCTAAACCAGTCAAAGCTTCTAAATATTCTTTTTCATCCTTAGTCAATACATTGGCTATAGAATTGTTTTTTAGTAATGGAGCTTGAAATTTCTTCACTGAACCATTAAGCATCCCTCCAGATATAACGTGATCTTCACCAACGTTAGATGCCATACCTTTTTTTCTTTTAATATACTTTACCGTGATAGTTGTATCAGGTAATGTAAATTTACTTTCTTTTACTTCCATTATAATTCTCCCTTTAGTTTAAAAAAAAGGGGTTGTATTTGTAGCACAACCCCAATAAGCTATTATTTAATATTATCCTAGTAATGCAGGAATCAATGAAGCTGTACGAGAAGGATCTTTTACCATCGCTCCTGTTCCGCACATAGCAGTCATTGTAGCTGAATCTTCCATCAACTGCATGATACCACCTCTACGTCCAGAGAATGGATCACGAATACCTGCCATATAACCTCTTAACTCATCATCACCACGTACTTTGATTTTTTGGATATTTGGCTCTTCCATAGATCCGATATATAAGATATCATATCTGTAAGATTCAGCAACCCCACCATCTGGATGAAGAATTTTGTTACGAACTTTATCATCGTACATTGGATCAACTTCCAACATAATATGAATGTTATTAGGAGCTCTCCATTCTGTGAATTGGAATCCTCCTTGAAATGCATTGTCGTGGAATTTAGAAGAAACTCCGCTGATTGCGTTTTGGTTGGTATTATCAAACATTGATTTCCATCCAGAAGCAGCAGCTGTAGCAGCTCTATTAAATTGAGCAGCTCCTCTTTCTCCAGTACGCAACATGAATTTTCTTTCACTGAAATCCAATTTACCTTCTGATAATTCAGAAAGAACATCTTCTAAAAGACGCATTGAGAAACGGTTGTAAGAAATAGTATTAGATACTTCCATTTGCTCACGAATACCAGAACCTGCTTTGATTTCAATGTTAGAAGCTCCTTTATTCAAGAAACGACCATTTTCATCACGGTTAGTTTTTCCGAACATTATGGTACGAGATTTAATACGTGACAATGCTTTTTCAAACTGCCAGTAAACCTCTTGCATCCAAGTTGTTGATTTGTGAACTTTTCCAGTATTTGGGTCACGAGTTTCGATACCTGCAAAATATACTGGCTCTACTTTAACATCAATCATAGCTCCAGAAACTTTATGTTCCATACGAAGTGTAGAGATTGAATTTCTCATTAAATAAGGAGAAGTAAATTGAATACCAGCACCTCTTGTAGAAAGCTCGTCTTCTGTGTAAGCAGACTCAATACTGAATCTGTTTCCAGGTAAAAGTTCATCTCCAGGAATACCAGCTAGTGATTCTTGACCACCCCAAGCTTCGCAAGGATAAACATAATTTGAACCTTCTTCAAATGGCTCATCTGTAATTCTAATTTGATATACATCTGGACGTGGTCCAGCAATAACATGCATTGCAGTAAACCATTTTTCAGCGAATACCAATTCAAATTTACTACGAGCAATACCTACACCTACTGTGTTGGTATCTACAACTGCACCAAATGCTCTAGCTTCAACAAGAGGAATATTTCTCTCGTCAGAACCTACAACTTTCCATACGAAGTCATCTGCTGTATTTAATACTTTCTCAGGGAACAAAGACAAAGTAGTATCTAAGTTTTTCATTCCTGAACTTTGAAGTAACACAGTTGTTAACGGTGATACTAATTGTGGTTGAGATCCGAAGATAGCCCCAATGTGATTTTTTAGCGTCAAGCCAGACCAAGCTTTACCTTTGGTCATTACAAACTTCCCTAAAGACATAGTTTTTTTGTTTTAATTATTAATATTGTTTTTGTTTAGAAGACAAGTTCTGAACCAATTCCGCCGTAGCTTGGTGGATCTTGAAGATAATCAGGAGTTCCGTTATCTTCGAATCTAGTTTTTCTAAGCACTTTTTCTAAATTTTTTACAGCTTTAGAAGTTACTGTTTTTGATATGCCTGATAAATCAGAAAAACCATTTGTCAATTCGTAAAGGTAATACATCTTAGTATCAAACTCAATAGGATTAACAGACCTGCTTTGCATAAATTTATTTTGCATTTCGCCAGTAGTTGGATTTTTAGAAACAACTTCTGTCATACTTTTAAAGACTCTATCTTGCAGAGCTTTAGTATTTGGTAAACCAGTGATGACTTCTTTAGAACTGTAGATAGTATTTTTAATTGCATTGTTAATACTTTCTTGTTCTGCAGCTTGCTCGGCTAGTTGTTGTGTATATCGAACTCTTTCTTGTTGTTCTGATCTAGCTTCAAATTCTTTTAAACTTTGAGCTGATTCAAGAGCATCCTCTATAACCATGTCTTCACCTAAGTCAATTGTCTTCCTTAGTAATTTTGTAGCTCTTTCTTCTGAAAGACCTTGATTGATATAATCTCTAAAAATAATATCCTTAGCTACATCAAGATTATCTTTTAAATAATCTTCATCTATACTAGATAACTCTAATTGAGTTCTTCTAGATACAGCAATCTTATTAAGGTCTAAGTTTTGTAAATACTCTTCAAGTCGTTGCTCTGCCTGCAGATCAATTTCTTTTTTAAGTGCCCCTACAAAATCTTCAGAAGTCTTAATATTTTCAGAAGACTCTAACGAAGGAATGATTCCTTGTTCAAATAGAACGTTTGAGATGGAAGAATACAGGTTGGGAGAAGAATCTACATCGGATTCATCCTCTTCGTTATTTTCGTCTTCTTCCCCACCTACGCTCTCTGGATTTTCTTCCTCGACAGGGTTATTATTTATTTCGTTATCTTCACCTTCGACACTATTGTCTGATGGCTCATTCTCGAAATTTTCTTCATAGTTATTATAGTCTAAATTCAGTTCCATTCCAGAACCGAATATATCCATTGATTCGTTTTCTACTTCCATTATTCTCCCCTTTTAATTTATAAAGTACAAATATAATCTTTTTATATATCAAATACAATAAAAAGTTAATTTATTTTTAATTATTTTATATTACGTAATAGCATTTTATTACTTTTTATACTGATTTCTTTTTAATTCTAGCTATAGATTGATCCACTGTTTTAGCTTTCATTTGATCATTGTGTTTAATCATATCTTGATCCAATGCTTTCATTTTAGCTATTTGATCAGCTTTAACCTTCTCTATATCTAAATTAAATTTATCTCTTTCCAATGGGCTTTCTATTCCATCTTCATTATCTACAGTATCTACATCTCCAACAGCTTTAGTAAGCTCTGCAACATATCGCTTAGTGGCATCTTCTCTTTGAGAAATAGTATCCTCTAATTGAAGTTTTTGCATTTCTAATTGTTGAGCTGCTTGATTAGCTGCTTGTTGAGTTTCATTAGCTTGTTGAGAAGCTTCTGATTGTCTTTGATGCATTTGTTCTTCACCATCTTCTAATCTTCTTCTCATATCTGATAATGAAGGACTAAAGTATATATCCATTATAGTTGATAATGAACCACCGTTTTGAATAAACGCTTGTGCATTAGATTTAATCATTTGTTCTAACTCAGCAGTTTTAGAACTAGATGTTATAACTAATCCATAATCATTCTCTGAAAAAGTTTCACCATCTACATTAAGTATCTCTATTGACTGATCGTCAAGTATGTTTTGAACTTTAAGATTTTTTCCTTTTAAAGCAACCTTAGCTGTTTCCAAGAAACATTCTAATACTCTTATCTTACATTGCTCATGTTGCATAAACCAATACTCTGTAATGTGAGATGATTGATTAACAGATCTTTCTACACCACCAACAGTTTCTCTATTCTCAATTTGACCTTGACGTTGAGCTGATACTCCAGCAATCTCGCCCATTTCCATTTTAATAAACTCAAGTAGTTGTATGTGTTGTTGAATATAAGAACCAGTCTCCATATCCATTACACGACCTCCTTGAGTATTCATAGAACCAGCTAACTTACCAGTAGATGCTCCTTGATTACCTTCTTTAAACGAATCTATTACAGCTATCTTATTAACAACAGCAAAATGCATCCATTTTTCAACTTCCCAGTTTTCAGGTATCTTAGCTATATCTAATTCAAATATTTTACCGTAATTAGTAGCAATAGCTTTATTTAACCTATCCCATATAACGTCATAC